TTATAATATTTATTTAATATAGGAGAATTATTATATTGTTTAAATATTTTTAATAAAGTTACTTTTTTATTTCCAGGGGTTCGTTTTAAAGCATCTTTTATAACCTCATCATCGAATTTAGCAATAACATCTCCTGCTTTAGTTAGTTCTACTGTTTTTTCAGGATCTTTAGAATACGCAATTATTTGAGCCCAATCCAATAAAGAAAATATTTTATGTAAATCTTCTGCAGGAATAATTTGTAAAATTTTATCTAATTGAGTAAAATTTCTTATATTCATTAATTGAGGTTCTCTTATATCATAAACAGATAATTGGTTACCATTTTCATCAAATATAGCAAATGTATTTGAGGTACTTCTAATATAATAATTATTTACTTTTCTTAAAGTTGATGATTGAGAAGAAGGAATAATAATTTTTCCATCAGATGTTACTAAAGCAAATCCTTTTTTACCACGAACTATAAACTTATCAGTATCAGTTGGGTATATCGAATCATATGTACCCTTTACTTTATATAAAGGTTTATTATTTTTATCTAGATAATAAGTATACCCCTCTTTATAACCCATTCTATCTTTAACATCTTCAAATTCAAAATTGGTTGTTAATACACCATTTTCTAATGAAGCAAATCCTGCCTTTCCATCTTTTTTTATAATATAATTATTTCCTCTATATCCAGTATCAGGATCCCATTGTTTATCATAATCATCAAATTTCCCTAATATTGTTTCTGTAGCTAAATTGAAAAAAACATATTGGCCGTTAGATTTATATACTATAATATTATCTTCTGGTTTTTGTATTACGTAATTAGGATCAGATTTTATGATTTCTTTGAAATTTTTTTCTGAATCTAATATAACTTCTGAGGAGTCTTTTCTTCTGTCTCGAATCCATCTACCATCAATTACTTCAGCATAATATCCTTGTCCTAAAGGGATAGGTAATTCTATTATTTTATTTTGAGAATCAAAAAGTATATAGCTGCTGCCATTTTCTTTAGATAGTTTTTCTATTTCCCGTTGAGCTAATTCTTTATCTTTAGAATCAGGGTATATTTTATCTATTAAATCATTAGATAATAAATGGAATACCATATACCCATTTTTAGTTATATAATCTTTATAAAATCCATCTTTTCTATACGCATCATATAATTTAAATAAACTAAAAGGAGTTCTAATTATAATTTCATTTAATGGAGTATTTTTAATTTGATCTTCCCAATTTCTAAAAAACATATTACCTTTTTCATATGCTTCTCTTTCTATTTCAGGTAAATCACCATCTTCATTGGTATTAGTAGTATTAATATTATTCAATCTATCCTCTAAATTTTGATTATGGTGTATCATTTCATGAGAAAAACTTCTCAATATATCTTTAGGATGACGATTTAATGTATAAAGTGTTATTGATTTATTATTAGGGTTATAATATGCTGTTTTTCCTAAAATATTGTTAGCATTTTCTTTATCATCATCAATAAATTTTACCTTTGGTAAAGGTTCTATATTAATGTTAGAAGAAATATATTTAGTTAAAGAAGCTAATGGTTTTTTTAGTGTATCTGAGATGGTTTCTTTTATGTTTTCTAAACCAAAATCTTTAATATTTATGTGTTTTTCTAAATCACTAAGTTTTTCTAAATACCCGTTATATCTTAGTTTTTTAAAAGCTAAATTTTCTATTGAATATTCTCCATCAGTTTCTAAACCTGATTTTCTAAATTTTCTAATTTTTGCTTTAAGATCTCTTATATCTTCAGGTGTTGTAGCTCTATCAGCGATTAAATCATCAATTTGATTTATTAAAGGCTCAGCCTTTTTATCTATTTCAGAATCAGGAACTTCAATATCTTCTTTTTTAGGAATCTTAATCCATTCATCTTTCATTAAAGAATATACTCCTTGAGCAGCATTGGGTTCCTCTACATCTTGAACATAAACTTCAACAGGATGTTCTTTATATTTTAAATCATATTTACTGTTAAATTCATTTTTCTTCGAGTCAACATAATCCTTAAATAATTGAGGATCTTTAACTTGAGAAAAATCAATAAGTAAATGAAGATCAACATCGCTAAGTTTAGTCCAATTATAATTAGCTGAACTTCCTACTAATATTATATCTTCTAAAGGATAATATATGTTTAAATCTTTATAGAATTTTTTAGCTATCTTTATTAAAGCTTGAGCTAATTCAGGTTTTATTTTATCTCCTTCCCAAATTTCTGGGTTTAGAGAAGATTGAGTTTGGTATTCTTCAACTGGTTGAGGTGGGGTTTCTTTTAAGATAGGGGCTGGTTTAGGAATTGAGTTATAATGTTTAGGATTTTTAGATAAATTATCTAAAACTATTTGCCTAGCACTATCTTTTGAGATATTTTTTGATTCAATTTTGATACCTTTTCTAAAAGATTCTCTTAATTCTTTAGCCTCAACATTATAAAATTCAGCTATACTATATAATGAAGTTTTATCAAGAGTTATTTTTTCTTCTTGTACAGTGTTTAAACCTAAAGTATTTTTATATTCTTCTTGACTTATTTCTTTAGGAATATAACTAGATATATCTTGGTTATTTTTTAAAGCTATTCTTAAATCAGTAGCACTTAAATTTCCTGCTGCTCCGTTATAATTTTTAACAGTAACATTTGAAGGAACTTTTCCAAATCTTTTAAGATCTTCTTCTTTACCAAATACAGCTATATAATTAGGACCAGATCTTTTATCCATCATTTCATAAGCCACCCGTACAGGAGAATTATGAGCTAATATTTCACCATTATTTCCTTTATATAAAATATCATTAGATATTAGAATTTCAACATTATCCGGTAATAAGCCTTTACTTTTATATAAATCAAATATAGCTTTACTTTGTTGTGCTGTTATAGTTTCTTGATTTGAGTCTTCTTCTGATGATTTAGGAGAAACCAAAACAATTACTTCATCAGCATCTAAAGCTGCTGCTCTGATCCTATTTAAATGATCTTTATGTGGTGGTTTAAATTTACCAGGAAATACAGCTATAGTTTTTTGTGGTTCTTCTGTTATTGGAATTTTTATTCCTTCAATTAAAGGTTTAATTAATTCCATAACTAAAGAATTATATTTTCCTTCCAAAGCAGTTACAGCATCAATGGCTTGTTGTTTTTTTTCTGCTTTTGGAGTACCCATTTCCCCAGCTTGAACTCTAATATTTTTTAAAAACCAACCTTTTACTCGATCTTTAGATCTTGGGTTTTTGAATTTCTTTATATCACTAACGATATCATCAAAACTTCCTTCTATATTAAAATTAGATAATAATTTTTTAACATCATTAAAGTTTGATGTTTTCCAAACATCAGTAGATTCTACTGTTTTTATTTTATCACCTGATTTATCTAATTTAACTTTTTTTAATGTTAACCCAGAAGTATCAATATGAAATTCATATTCTTCATCTTGACCTAAAGGATCAATATTTTTAATACCCATCCTAGCAAATACTTTTTCAGGATCTTCTTCTAATAAAACTACTTTTATTAATCCTAAAACTAATCCTTGTTTTTCAGCAGGTAAATCTAATACACTTTTTTTAAATTCTCCTTCTTCTTCAGATAAAGATACAATATTGTCTATTTGGACAAATTCTCCAGGTACACCTTCAATAGGGTATAATACTGTGACAATTTCTCCATGATTTAGAGAACGTTTACCTTTATTTTTTTCACTTTTAAAAGGTACTATTAAGTCTTCTGGGAGGGATTCTAAATGTTTAACTAAATCTTGTTTAATAGTCTTTTTATCTAAATCCGATTCTATGTTGACTATCAAGTCTATATCGCCGAAATCTTGTTTATCTGTGGTGTTGTATGAACCAGAAATTTTAGCGCTTTTAAAACCTTTAAATCCTTTTAATACTTTTTGTATATAAGAGTCTACTGTTTTTTGTAGAGCTTCTCTCGGAATACGATTTCCACCTGCTGAACCTGACATAATAATTAAATATTCTCAGGAACATATGCTCCTGCTCTTCTTAAAGCTTCTTTAAACATAACTAATACCTTTTCTTGATCTTCAGGTTTAAGATTATCTTTAATATAGCTCATTAATTTATTATAATTGTTAACTATCTCTAATGTTAATGGTTGTTGAGGCCCATATTCTTGATTAAATACTTCCAAAGCTTCTTGAGGTTTATCAGCTATGGTTTCACCTGTATCTTTACGTATAAATCCTCTACCACTTTTAAAAGTATAACCTAAAGCAGCAAACATAGCTAACATTAATTGTCCTCTATGTAAACCTTTAATATTGGGATCTTCTTTAGGTAATTCAGAATTAAATCTAAATTTTAACCAATCCATATCTCCTATATCTATATCAAGTTGTGCTCTTGAACCTAATTTTTCTCCGGTTGAAGTATATTGAGGATAAGAAAAATGTATTGAACCTGCACCCGAGGCTTTATCACTAGTAAATAAATCTCCTCCAGCTGAATTTACTTTTTTAACAATTAACTGTATTAAAGATTTTAATTGGATTTGATCGTCTGTTGCTGAGCGGGCTGCTTTTTTATTTTTTTCATATAACTGATTATATTCATTTTGATCTATACCCCAACCTTCAATATCTGCTTGTCCATCTTTAAAAAAATATTCAGATGAATAAGCCATATCTAAATCTCCTGATTGTGGTTTATTACCTGTTGAACCTAACCAATTACTTTTATCATTTAATGAGGCAAATGTAGATTTTTTATTTGGGAATACTTTACCTAAATCCTCTGTAAATTTTTTAATTGTGGGTCCAATATTTGATAATAAAATATCTTCAGTATCGTATTCTGTATTTTTAAATACATTACCTCCCTCAGAAATAAGAACATCTCGTAATAGGTTGATAAGTTTGATCATTCCTTAATTTTGTAATAAATATGGTTGGATTGAATTCCAATAATATCATTCTGTCTTAAGTTTAATAGATGTTGGATAGAATTGAGAAATTGGTTTATCATAAGGACTTTCCAATTTAAATAATTCATATACATTCATGAAAATTCTAAAATTATCATCTATCGATCTAGGGGATTCAAATAATTCCCATCCTTTTCCTTGAATTCTTTTACCTGAATTATCTGGTCCTCTTTTTGTTGACTTTAACCAAATTATTCCTGCTCTATCAACTTTAACTCCTTTACGTTCTTCATAACATTTAGCATAAGCCGAAGTCTGTAGATCATAAGACGTATGAATACTATTAGAAGTTTTTATATCTAAAATCCATATCTGATCATTTATTTCTACTACTAAATCGCATGTTCCTGCAATTTTAAATTCTTCAGAAAATAAATGGATTTCTGAGGATATAAGTTTTGGTTTTACTGTTTCCCAAAATTCGACAAATTTTAGAAACATTTGCCAAACTTTCAAAGAGTATTTAGCATTTCCTCTATCATCTATCCAAGTAATTTCTTCACCTTCTAAGTATTTTTCAGCTAATGTATGTACTTGTGTTCCTTCATCTGCTGCTTTTCTAGCTATAAAATCGGCATTATGACCTACATCTTTTAACCAATCTTCAAAAAATTTACCTTTTGGAAAGTAAGATAAAATATGAGTAACTGATGGGTAGTATTCATTTTTGTGTTGATAGAATCGTTGATCTAGAAAATTTATCTGCCTAGATTCGTTTTCTAGGATTAAGTGTTTTTGTTTAAACACATTTTCTCCTTTATTCATACTAATGATAATTTTTTTTCCAATAACTTCGAAAAAGTTAAAGGCTGTACATTGTGTAATATCTTGGTAAATTTTTCAAATCCAAGATAGTTTGGGTCTTTCCCGTCAATTTCCACTAAATAAACTTCTTTACCTTCGTTCATTAGAACTTCGCAGAAATCTAATGCCTTTTTAATTGCATCTTTATCTAAAGCTATATATATTTTTTGTACTTGTGAAGTAACTATTTTAGTCATTAATTTAGGATGAATTACTTTTCCTAATAAAGGAATAGAATTCCGTTTAATAGTAATAGCATCCATGGTTCCTTCACATATTATAATAGGAACATTCCAATTGATAAAAAGTTCAAAAGGTATTATATCTTTTGATACATCAGGATTGGAGTATGTTTTGGGTGAACTTTTATCAAAATTTCTTGCCGTAAAATAATTCAAATTTCCTTGTCCATCATATGAAGGGATAATAATCATTTTAGAATATTTTCCATCCTCACAGAAACCTATATTATATTTAACGATATCTTCAATACTAATCCTTCTAGATTTTAAATAAGCTAAAGCATGTCTAGCCATTATATCGTTTTTATCTGTATTGAGAAGAGATTTAAATTCTTTAGGGAGAGCTACTGTTGATTTATATGAAACATAAGCTGAGTTTTTAGTTAAGGAATTAACTTTAACTAAGGATTTAAGTTCTTGTAACTTTTCAGCATTAGCCCCTCTTTTTCTAAATAAATTTAGAAGTGATTTTCCTTTATATCCACAAACCCAGCAATTAAATGATTGAAAATTGGGTGAGGTTTCATCGAAATTTACTTCAAATTTAGGTTTATGGTGATCACACTCAGGACAATGAAAAGCATAATTACCCTTAGAAGTGGATTTGCCATTTCCTAACACAGAAATAACTAAATTTAATAGAATATGGTTTATATTCATACCATAATGATACAAAAAGAATTTTGGGAAGTCAAGTTTTACTTAATAAAATCCTTTCTAAAGTATCTTCCAGCTATGTTATCACAATATGATTCAACTAATAAAACATCTTCTTTAAATTGATAAGATGTTTCCCAATAGTTTAATTCTTTTGATGAATAACAGATTTTTAATATATTTCGTTTAAAATTATCGAAACCTAATTTAGTAATATCTTCTTTTAATTCTTTAGCAGAACCATAATAAGTTTTCCAATCGGATTCTTTAGTTATATATTCAAAATCTTTCCAAATATTCAAAAGTTTATTTTTGGCTTTTTGTTCTTTGCCAATTTTTTTCTTTGAAGTATGGAATAATTGTTTTTTTCCTATATAAAATTTTCCTGTTTGGACATTTATTGTTTTATAAATAAAACCAAAAGCTTTCTCTGGTAAATCTTCTAATGATTTAACCTCTTTATTTTCGTATAACCACATTATTATCTAATTATTTCTATAAGTCCTTGTTTTTCAAATCTTATTAAATTATCTTCAGCATTATCTGTATCAGTATCCCAAATCTTAGAATATTTATCTAAATACTCTTTTTTAGTAGTTAAACCATTTACTTTTATCATTCCTTCACCATAACGATCTGAAAATATCCATAAATTAAGAGCAGCAAAAAATAAAGGTTCAGAAGGAGAACCATCAGCTAAATCATATATATCTCCTGATTCTAAGTCAAAAAAACCAGCTGCTTTATGAAGTAAACTCATTTGTCGTATTGCTTCTTCTCCTTTTTCAGTTACTGCAATATTAACTGGGGGAGTATTTACTTTAATTTCACTTAATATATCAGTTAGCTTTTTCATCGGTCCATTCTTATTATAATATTTGTATCTGTTGTTCTACTTGAGGGTAGAGGTTGAGATAATTTAGCTACAGCTAATAAATCTTGATTTTCATTATATAAACCAACAGTGGTTATATAAGGGTCAAAATATGATGAAGTAGCAAATCCATATAATTCACCATTACTTCCTGAGATTATTGTAGGGTTTTGAGAAAAATTGAATTCATTTTCTCTAATAGTACATTTATATTGAGTTTCAAATAGAGTCATACTACTTGAAAATGAACATGTTATATCAGAAGAAGTAATAAATGCTTCTAAATCAGAAATGAAACTTGCAGTAGTAATAACAGCCAATCCATGACTATAAATCACATTACCGCATTTAGTATTGTCTATACTGTTGAGCAAATTGCCTTCACCATCGTCATACACATACACCGAGGCCGATTGATATAAAAATGAATTCGGTTTTATGTATTCTCCATAAAGTGGAGATGGAATATTAATAACTCCTATTTTTGCTCCTGATTGGGTGGGGAAATATCTAATATCTAATGGGTAGGATTGTAAATAATTATTAAATTGAGTATAAATAGAAGAACCAGTATCAAAACTTGAAGTTGGATAAGGGTTACCTATATAATTAGTATAATATAATTGTTTTATTGAATTATATATTAATCTTTGATATTGAGTATCATTTATTCCTGTTAATGGATTTGATGCAGAAGGAGCTAAAGATTGAGAAGTTATTATAAATAAATTATTTAATTTTTCAAGAGTTACTGAGGTATTAACAAAATTATTAAGAGAATCTTTTGGAGATAAAAAATATGATATAAATAAAAAATCATCTCCTTGAGGAATCCAATTAATAGGGGTTTCAAATGAATGGGTTATTAATAATCCTCCAATATTTGAAGATTGAGTTAAAAAACTATCAAAAGTTAATGAATAATTATTCCCTGTAGATAAATTTGATGATTGGATAGTATAATATACTTCATATGAATTTACTGAGGGGTCAGAAAAAAATTCAAAATATCCTGAAAATGTAGCAAATAATTCTGTACTATGATAATTTTGGGGAAAATAGACAAAAGTATCTTGAATTTGAGATTGTACCTGTGGAGGACCAATCATTAAATTGGATGGATCTGTTACTATGGTAAATTCTTCTATTGTATGTTGAAAATTTCCTTGATCTGGGGAGGGGAAAAATACTGATGATTCAGATTTAAATATATTTAAAGAATAATCTAATATATCTGTTGAAGTATCTGTAGAAAATAATCCTCCTAGATTATATCCTATAAATTTATCTAATCCTGATCCAGTAAATTCAGAATCTCCATGAAATGAAAAATCTTTATTTACAATAAAAGGAGTTGAAATTATATCTTTAGCTTCAAAAGATTTAAATGCCCCCATTAAAAGTCTAATTTAACTCTAATTAATGATTCTTTAGTAAAATCTTTTAATAATGGTCTTGAAAGTTTAGCAACCGCTAATAGTTCATTAGCATCATTATATAATCCTACAGTTGTTACATATGTCTGAGGAGAATTTATAAAATCATTATATAATACAGCTCCATTACTACCTGAAATAAAACTTGGATTTGTTGAATAATTAAATTCAGCATTTCGAGCTCTTACAAATATAAAATCTGAGGTTATAGTTTCTTGGCTTTGTAAGGTAAAATTAGCTCCTGTAGAAATAGCATCAAACAATTTAGATGGATTCTGATCATCAATATTAGCTCCAGTATTTAATGTTAAATTAATTCCTCCATCTATTGCAGGTAATGATAATGCTTTTGGATTTAATAAAATTACCCCAATATCAGGCAATAACCACCCATAAGAACCAGAAACAGTATATCCTAATAATCCATTATATGTTATTCCGGTAGAAACTCCAGATCCATTACTTCCACTAACTAAATCATAAACTCTTCCTGAGTCTAAAAATGTTTGTGTAGTAATATTTCTGCTGTTGTCTGTAATTTGAATTTGTCCTGCAGAGCTAGATAGTGTTAAATTTAAAGAACCAGGAAATAAAGACTCTTTATATCTAGAACGTTCAACTGATATAGCAAAAAAATCATTAGAGGTAGTTCCACCAAAGATAAAATCTGAATTTTCATCTCCTAATACTAAAGTTCTATATTGTCCATAAACTGTTTTTGTTGGAGAATTTTCAGGTACTATACTACTATACCAAACACTTCCACTACCTTGTTTATTTCCATAAGCTATAGCAAATTGTATTTCTGCATTAGTATTAGTTGAAACATCTTGATATACATTAGTATAATAATTACCAGAGGAACCAGCAACCTGAGTAGAAGAAGAATAAAAAGATGTTAATGTTGGGTTATTATTAGTCCAACAAGCAGCTACAATTGAGTCAGAACTTACTACAAAATCTTCTGAGTCTAAAATTTTAAATGACATAAAAAATTATTTTTTAAATATTAGTTTTAGTAATAGTAATAGGAATAGTTACTCTAGCTCCTGAATCTCTACCAATTATTGTTAATGTAGTTTGAAGAGTTGGATTAGAACCAAATAATGTATTTACAGTAGTAGCTCTTAAATTCAATGAAGTTCCAACAACTGTTTTAGATAAATCAGTTCCTATTGTTTGAGTAGAATTTAATGTTAACGAAGTAGAAGTATTAACACCTACTCCTTCAAATGTACCCATTGTTCTAACATCAGCTATAATAAAACTATATCCTAAAGTTTCAAAAACACTATTATTACCTAAATAATTTAAAGTTTGAGGTGAAATTACCTGACTAGCTCCTTGAGCTAAAACAATAGAAGGTACCGCAGAAATTGTAGGCATTTTAGATGTACCTCTAGGTAAAGTAGTTAGCATGTATTTCATAACTTGTGTTTCATCGGGGAATGCTTCTAATAGGGGCATTCCTTCAATTGCTTGGCCATAATAAGCTGAACCTGATGGATGACTTGGATTATAAAGAGTATAATCTATTTCATCATCTGCTAGACCAAATTGTGTAATTCTAAAAGAACCATCATTTCGTGCTAATAATTCTCTACCTTTTGTGGTTAAAATAGCATCTATTGTAACTACTTGATTATTTAAATATCCCATTTTTTAACTATTTTTTTATTATAAATATTATTGAATTAATCCTTTGTCTGTTAAATCTTTAACAATTTCAGGAATTTTATCTTGAATATCTTTAGTTATAAATTCAGGTTTAACTATACCTCTACCTAAAGGTGCATCAACATCCAAATATATATATCCTGCTCTTGGAATCCAACGTCTAATTAAAAAAGATTGATAATTTTCTATTGGGACTGGACCATTAGGAATACCTAAAATTGCATTTGAAGTATTTGAAGTTAGAATAGCGGTTCTTGGACGAACTATAATAAATATTAAAGCATTATCATCTTCATTATAGTAATATCCAGCTATAGGATATGATTGGTTTTCATCAGCATTAAATCTAATTTCATAATCAAATGTTCCTGGTGGAGGGGGTGAGGGAGGTAAAAGAAGTGGTTGATTTGGTGGGGGTAACGGGAAGAAAGATATACTACCAAGTGATGTAGCTCCTCCATAAAGAAGACTAAATGTATTTGATGCTTCATAATCTTCTGGAAGTTGGAAAGGATATATCGTAGAATCATATCCTGAATTTGTAATTTGGGGAAATATTTTACCCCAAACATTAGAAAATGATGAAGTAAATACAACAAAGGCTAATGAAGAATCACCTTCTGGGGTGGTATTATCTAATGAATTGGCTACTGCTGTAATATATGGACCATTAGAGTAATCAATTTCTATTATGTTAGGTTCAGGAATTTGAATAATTTCTAAAGTTGGATTAGTAATGGTAACACCATCATTATAAAATGATAATCTTCTATTAGATGCTATTGTAAAATTATTAATACTATTCCCAGTTATTAGTGAATCTAAATAATCATTATCTCCAAAAAATGCTATTCCTTGAACAAATATATATCCTCCAACCCCAATCTGTTCAGGAGGTATTATTGGGGTTTCTATTGTTATTGTTCTAACTGTTCCTTTTTGTATATATTCATATGAGGGACCACCTGGAGTTCCTGGTTCAGGAGTTAAATCAAGAAAATCCCAACCTGTAGCAGTACCTCTAATTCTAAAACCAACCTTAAGAGGAGTATTATTATTAACATTATATTGACTATAATTAGTCTGATCTATTCCAAAATTAGGACTAAGACCATTAGTAGGATCTGTACTAAATTGTTGAGGATTCCATTTGATAGTTACAGTAAACTTAGCTTTGAATGAATAATTCGGAAATTGGACTGGATTAGCTAAATCTATTCTTCCTCTATTCATAGGACTGGTTGGTAGATTATTATTTAGTCCAGTAGGATATGGTGATCTTAAAATAAGTCCAGCATCTTGATAAATGATTTGAGTATGATCAAGAGGAATTTGATTCCAAGTATGTGGATATTGTAAAGAATTTCCTCCTCCACTTAATGGAGGAAAATTAGGATTATCAATTGGATTATCATTAACTCCTCCATAAGCTGAATTATATGGGAAATTGTTATATCCATATCTGCCTTGTGAGCTAAAAGAATTATTAGTATTACGTCTATATAATGAATCTTTAAGAGTATTTGAGGTTTGATTTACATTATATTTTCCTGTAAAATATGGACCAACAGGTGTTTCACCTGGAGGAGCAAATGATAAAACTGGTATAAATCCTGTACTACTTCCTGTCTGTGAATATAAAATTGGGGTGGCATATTCACCAGATCTATAAATTTTATATTTATTATTTCCAGCAAATTGTTCAAGAGCTGAATTTTTATCAGGATCTAAATATAGATATCCATCTCTTTCAAATAATTGAACTTGATTGTTATAAGTAAAATCACTTAAAGCAGGAACTTGAGTATTAATATCTTCATCAATTATATAGTCTAAATTAATAATTGTTTTCTTTAATACTTCAGGAGTAGATCCTCCTTTACTAGTATAGTACCCAACAAATGGTTTTAAATTTCCTGCTACTATTTCTTTACCATAACCTGTATCACCATCTGTGTATTCATTAAATTTTGCAGCTGTAGTTCTAGAACCATCATATCTTGGAAGAGTATGTCTTTGTAAGTTATAATAATAATCTTGTACTTGAGCTCTAGTAGCAATTCCATCAATCAATTGATTAAAATTAATTGGAGTTAAAGATGAACCTATAGTTGGACTAGTAGAATAATCTACATCCATATAATATTGGCTTTTTCTTATTTCAAATGTATTACCTAATAAAGCATTATAATCATTATTAACAAAATCAATTTCAAAACCAGGTTCTATAGCAATTAAATCTGGGGGTGTATTTGATTGAGCTGCTGTTTTATAATCTATTTCAAATTGGGTTATATTAAGATTTGTTACACTACCAGCATTAGTAGCACTAATAGTTAAAAATAATTCATCATTTTCAACCGGAAGAGAAGAATCTGAGAGAGTAGCAAATAGAAAAAAATTTTGAAATCCTGCGGATGTTAGGACGGTTGAATCAAGTACTTCAGATTCGAGTAAAAGTTGATTTGTATTTTTTCTAAGAAGACTGATAGTTCTAGTTCCTGCACCTGTATTGATAATATTTCCAGCTATAATTATATTTATATCATTTACATTTGGGGTTTTTTCAAAAACATAAGAAAAATCAGATGTATTAAAATTTCCATACCCAAATCCATCAAAATTTATAGTAGGAGTAAATTGATATCCTTGATTTTGGGCAATCCTATTAATTGAGAGAGCACTTAAAGGAATAAAATTTGCATTTCCAATTGCTAAAGCATCTCCATTTCTTATTTCATTATCATTATTATATACATTAACTGGAATAGTAGGAGATTGTAAAAATAATAAACTTAAATTATATAAAGTACCATATATAGGAACTGAAAGAATGCTTGAGAGTTCGGGATCTGCTATTGTATATAAATAATAAGTAGGATATTCTGTTATTTGTTGAATTGGAAAACTAACATTTGTAATTCCACTTCCATTTTTCATTAAAATATTAAGTTGAGTAGCTTGTTCTAATGAAGTTGCTAAATTATCTCCACTAGAGTTGAATTTACTTATTTTAACAAATTTATTTTTATATTGAGTTGGGTTAAAATTTGGGAATGATTGAACAGGAGTTGCATCTATACTTTCATTAAATAAATAAATTTCTCCTTGATTTGGTTCAGTGTTTGGATTTAAAAATTTTTCTTCAAAAATTATTTCATCTACTATAAAATATCCATTTTGTTTTGGTAAAGGTCCTGCTGAATAGTTTTTATATTTTTTCCCAATATATTGAGTTACAGTATATAAATTTTCTTTTGTAGAAACATCCAAAAATGGATTAATTTGTTCTTCATACATTTGAATTATAGATCCACTAAATTCTCCATTATAAAATTCATCCTGAGTAGTATGAGATTGGGTTGTTAATCCTAATGGAGTTACTATAGTTTCTTGCCAACTTTGGGTAAAATCAGGTATATAATTTCTAATAAATGGGTTTTCACCCGCAAATTCACTAAATCCTCCAGCTATTCCTCCTGAAATGAAAGCTGTATCGATAGAGGCTGTTAATTCTTGTTTTTCCCATTCTACAGAAGGAACTTGATATCTGTTTCTTTCTAGAAAATGAGGTTTAATTATTAAACCAGAAGCTAAACTAGTTCTGGCAGGTACAAAATCTTTGATTAATTTAAATAATGAATTATCAAAATATTTAATTAATCTAACATAATCATTTAAATTATAAGGATGGATATATTTGCAAAAATATTCATCTCTTAATTTATTTAAATCAGGATAAGTATTGTTAGTAGTAAATCTATATTGGGGATCTCCTATATATTTTCCAATATCAAAATAACCTAAAGACTCAGCAATATCATCATTAATTTCGTTTTGAGGTGAAAAACCTACCTCTAAATAATTTATGTCTTTAGTATAACTTTGGGATGCCTCATAATTTTGTTGTAAAGATGAAACACTAGATAAAACTTCTCCATAAAATGAAGAATTTGCATCTTTTATTTTATTTGAGTTTGGTGTTGATAAACCTACAATAGGAGTATCAACATAATAAACTTCTGTTTGAGAAACAGTATGAGTTAATCCAGGAGTATGATATAAAATATCATAATTACTATGTGAATCAGGAGCTGTTATTACTGTCCCCCCAGGATCTCCATAAAAATAAAAAGTATTTGGGAGTAAAGCATATTCTGCCGAAGCATATTCAGCAGCATTTGTTATAATATCATTTATATTATTCCAAAATGATTCAGTAATACATGAACCTGTAATTGCAGGATGTAAAGATATATATGTTTCATAAGGATTAGTTGAATAATATGTTTGTTCTAATAAATTTCCTAATGGGGCTCTAAAATCTACTAAATCTTTTGATGAACCTGATCCTTGGGTTGTATTACCCTCAATTGATTTAGGGTTCATTACATAATCATCAAAAGTAATTTCATTTATGGGGTTACCATAATATCTAAATTCTTGGAATGAGCCTGAAAATATAGTATTAGAAGGAACAATAATATCTCCGTTTTGAGTAACTCCATTTATATATCCTCCCATATAAACACCAAATGGAACAAAAGGTAAAGCATAATAACTAAAATTATTCCAAGAGGTATTCCATGATGGTTCATTAGGCCCATCTATGGTAATAGAACTAGAACCCTGAAATCCTATTTCATATCCATCAACACCATTATATATTTTATTTTTAGCATATAAACTATAAGTTACTGTTTGTAAATCATCACCAACAGCAAGATGTTTATCTCTTTTTAACATTACACTCCACCAACCCCCATCAAAAAATGGTAAATATATATCTGCTGATGAAGTATATGATGGTAATCCATCTCTTTTTAGTGTAAATCTTAAATTTCCATATTGATTATATTCATCAGGAATAGAACCAGAATATGAACTACTTAAATACCCTGAACCTGTATAAAATAAAAATACTCCAAAATCAAATTCAGTATCAACATTATTAGATTTTTTTACAAAAATACTTTGGCTAGTAATAGGAGTATCTGGGATACCATTAGTTTTAAATCTTAAAGTAATGGTATCAGGTAAAATAGCTTGTTCTGAGTTGTAGTAATTTCTTAATAGAGGTAACCAGGGAATTAATGGTTGGGCTTGTTGTTTAGTATCAAAAGCATAAGAAAAATAATTATACCAGTAATCCCAATCATTTACATTAGTTTTATCTTTACCCCCATACTCAACTATTCTTAATAAAGTATCAGGAACACCATATATAGTAACAAGAGTTCTTAATCCTTCTAAAGTACCTTTTTTCTTTAATAAGTAAGGTAAATTATGATAAATTCTTTTATAAATTTCTTTATTTAAATCTTCTATTGGAAATAAAGATCCTGTAGCAGAAGCTGTTACAAATGTATCTATATATTCATATCCTTCAGAAGTAGGTAAAATAGTAGAAGCATTTGAAATATTATATAAACTTCCAGAAGGAGTTATTCCTAATAAAGAAGAATATAAATCATTGGTTGAAAAATTATTTTGATATATTTTTATTCCAAAATCTCTTAATATATCTGCAACTAAATCTTTTGAAACTCCATAATCTAATCGATTATCAGCATTATATTTATTAGTTATGTCTTTTATATAAATCCAAACATTGTCGAAATGTTGTCCTAACATTTCAACAAATAGTTTCATTTTATTATTAGAACCATCATCAATTAAATAAATAGGAATTGAATTTAATAAATAATCTTTATTTTCAGAATCATATTTTTCTGCTATAGTTAATTGAGAACTTAACCAAGAAGAAATAGCAGTAGTATCTGTAGTTAAAACATTATTATAAGGATAAGTAGAATTAGATTTAGGCCATGCTGTGCTTCCTGATTCATAATAGAGATAATATTCATAACCATCAAAATTAGTTATAATACTGTTGATTTTATCTAACCATAAATTTTGACTTTGAGATATATAGTTATTAGTAGTAGCTCCTTCTGGGAGTTTGTTGTTATATTGGTATTGTTCAATTAATGCTAGTTTTAAAATAAAATTTTCTAATCTGGTTTTTGCAGATGAAAAATGAACAAAATTAGAATAGTCACTATAATCAACATTTATTTCTATTCCTTTTTCAGCTAATAAACTATCTAATTGATATTTTAAACTTCCTGTTCCTAAGGTAGAAATATTAGAAAATAAAGAATTATAATTTACAAATTCTGTTGAATTATTTATTTGATCATTAATATTTAAATTTAAATTAGGACCTCTTAATTTTAATCCAAATTCATTTATTTCATCATCAAAATTAAATGTAGTTTGTATATCTACTTGGTAAGCTATTGAATCTGCTATTTTTCTTGCTAACCATAATTCTGATTTTAGATTAAATTCTGATGGGAGAGGTTCATATAGTTTTATCAGAACTGTGGAATTATTAGAATCTGAATCATCTAATAATACATTAGTTGCAATAACTAATCTATCTTGACCAAAATTTAAATAAAATACTGGGTATGCATTTGAATTTGTGGTTGTTCTGATAGATTCAGATAATCCTTCAGTTAAAAGAGATAATATATTATTTGGAATTGTAGTTGAATCTAATCTGATTTCTGTTCTATCAGGACTTATTTCGGTAATAAAAAATTTTGAATAAGGAGAAGATTCTAATAAATTAGATAAAAAATTGTATTTAACAGTATATATTCCCTCAGTAAAACTAAATCTTTCTAAATCTTTTTCAGGATCAACAACAATTTGATTATTTGTTATAGAATAATTTGAATAAAATTCTTCATAACCTACAACATTAGAAACAGAATCATAAATTGTAAATTCAACTATATCTGTATTAGGATCAAAAATTATATTTTTACTAGTGTAAGGTAGTAAATTTAAGTCTTCTGAGGAATACGATTGGTATTCATTTATATTTGATCCATCTAATGGGGTAATGTTTACTATTCTATCCATTATTTTATTTGTATGTTAACTAATTGTTGGTTAAGTTCTAAATTTGTTTGTCTTAATGAAGTAATTTCATTAATTAATGCTTGTATTTCTTCATTTTGACTATTTGTTGTACCAACATATTCAGAACTAGATTTTATAATATATTCATGTGAATTCGTTTCTCCAAATTTAGGTATTAAATAAAATAATTCTTGATATTTTTGAAAAAATTCAAGTATTTGTGATGGAAAAAATTCCTCAGAAGGAGAAGGAGGTGATGATGGAGAAACTAATTGGGTAAAAGAAGTATTAACTATTTTTTTATAGGGATCACTATAAAAAAGTTTTTTGTTTAACCTTAATTGTTCCATTATCCATTAATTACTTTAAAATAATAATTATCTTCAAATATTTGAGTAACTCCATTATAAATGGTTTTTATCAGTATTTCATAATACCTTTCTGGTTGTAAACCATTCATATATAATATAAAATATGAACTTTGTTCATCAGCACTTAATTGAGTGTATTGATCATCAAAATCTATTATATATTCGTTTGTATGTAAATCTTTAATAGCATAATAAGATGCTGTAGGGAGATAATAATTGGTTAAATATAAAGAAGCAGTTTGAAATACTCTTGGGGGATATGTAGGTCTACAATTTACTCTAAATTTATTTATACTTTCAGGATAAAATACCCCTGGGTTTTCAGCTATATTAACTGTTATTTCCTGTGTGTTTATGAAAGTAGAAGTTGAAGATCCGGTATTGAAATTATAATCTCTCCATCTAAATTCTAAACATGGAGGATAAATTGTATGGGTATCAATTGAAAAATATTTAATTTTAGGTTGTACTGCTATATCATTAACAAATTCAGTTTGTTGCTTACATATAAATCCATTATTGGGGATTATACTTTGACTCCAAGCTGTTATAACATTTGTAACAGTTAAAGATAAATCTTTATCGGAAGCATAATTAAATAATTGAGATGCACTTATAGACGCTGTATAACCGCTAGAAGACAAATCATAATACCATGTCCCTCCACCTGCAGAAGATGAATATGATGCTGTTACTCCTGTTGGAAATGAACTGGTTAACCATGCATTACTTCCATCATATGATCTATATTGCCAACTAACTCCATTTGTAACTTTAGGATTATCTAAATATTTACCAGTTCCCATATTCCAAGACCCATATACCGGGTATAGTTCTAAAGTAGAAGATAGATTTAATCCTTTAATATCTGCTATAAAGCATTTTAAATAAGAATTCCATGATGATGTGTTTATTTTATTTACTAACACATCATTGATTTCATCTGTAGAAAATTGAATTAAGAATCTACTTGCTTGAGGAGTAGTTAAATCAGAAACTTTTAAAGAAGCTTCTAGAATCTCATCCAATCCTGTATTTTGAGTAGGATACTCAGAATAAAGAGTAGCATCTTGAGTAGGAAATAGTCTATAAAAGGCCATTTTTTATAATAAATATTATAAAATATAATTTTTTAGAAAGTAACTACTCTTCCTAAAATATCTGTATCGGGGTATTTTACTTCAAAAATACAAAGATCTAATGAAGGATAAACAACATTATTTATTGTAGCTCCAGGGATATCATAAGCATATTGTGAATAACCTAAAAGTTCACCAGTTTTATTTTCAATAGAAACATTTTTAACAGTTTGAACTCCTTGAATTTTATCTAATAAAATATAAATCTCTCTTAAAATAATAGGTTGATTAATTTGCCATTTATCAATTGAAAAATAATCTTTTAAAGCTAAAATACAATTGGTTAAAACTTCATTACTATTATAATCAGGTAATACCATAATTTCAAATGATACCCCAATATTGATTATATAAGCATCTTTTATATTAACAACATCATTTATCATTCTGTGTTCAGATAAATATGTAATTAAATTTTGTTTTAATGCAGGTGTTGCTATAGATAAATGTTTTGATTGGTCTTGAGATAAAATATATAAATCTAATATAGAATTAGTTTCTCCAGAAAATGAAGGAGTTACTTTAGTTGGTTCAATATAAGCTTTTGTTACTACTCCATATCTTGAAGGTAAAGATAATGATCTTACTAAATAATCATCTTGAGTTACATTTCGTAATTGTGATGCAAAATTAGAAATAGTATTTTGTCTTATTTCTTCTATTGTATCTCCATCTCCACCACCATCTGCTGCAGAAGGATTTAAAACTTCTAAAGAATTAATTATTCTTTGGGCTAAATCACTATTTAAATTACTTTTTAAAAATGATACTTTACCTACTATTTCTGTTAAATCACCAGCAAATACATTTGATGAAGACCCTCCCCCTGTTAAATACCTAAATGTTATTACAGTATTTGATGGTGCTATACCGTATGTTTTTGTAAAAACAAAATTATTAGGGGCATAAGCTGCCGTTAATTTAGATTTTTCAAAAGGTAAACCTAATCCTACATTATCTGGATTAGGGATTATTTCTTCATCTGAATCAGAGGTATTTCCTGCACCAAATTGGATTTGTATAGATCCTGAATTGATTATTCTAGTAGTGAATCTTCTTTGAACTTGTTTTAATTTTAATAAAAATGGAGTATTATTTCCATTATTAGAAAAATTAGGATCATTTACATTAGTATTTTTTATAGAATCATAAATAGTATCTTGAGCTAAATGATCAACTTCATACCATTCATTTCCATCATCATCAATAGCATCTAAAATCCCAATAAATCTATCTGCAGATAAATTAACTGTAGGAAATCTTTGGGGGGTATTAAAAGAAAAATCAACAGTATTAATAGTTGCTGAAATTGCTGGTTTTGATTTTTTCAACAAAAAATATGTAGGATTACCTGAATTATCTACTTCATAAATTGTTATTTCTGTTGGATCAATTGAGCTAGAATAAGAAAAATTAACAGAATCACCTACTAAAAAAGGAATTTTATTTTTGTTTGGAGATTGTACTGTAGAATTTTCAGCTATATATAAAGCATAATCAAAATCAGGAACATAAGTTCCATTATTTAATTTTGAAGGTAATATTTGATAAAAATCAACAATTGTAGAAGCGGCACTAGTTACATTTGGTTTATAACCAAACATATAAGCTAATGAATATATGTTGTTAGTTTGACGGGCAAATTGTAAAAAAGTTTCTTGAAATTGATTATCTTGATAAAATGACAAAACATCTCCTACATAAGATGCTTGTTCCATGAATAACATTCCTGGAGAAGAGGGGCTAAAATCATTAAATATTGTTGAAAAATATGTTCTAGCATAATTAATTAGTGAGTTTCTAAATTCACTAAAATCCTTGTTTATATATTTTATGTCTTTGTTATTTGCCATTTTTATTAATCAGTTGTTGTAAAAGCTACATTTAATTCATCATTTATATTAAAATCTTTAATAGTATAATTTATTGAAATAAAAACTTGGTTTCTATCAGGATCTGCTGAAATGTTTATAGAAGTAACTGTAACATTAGGGAAATATGAAGCTATTTTACTTTGTATATCAGCTTCTAAAAAATCAAAATTTTGGCGGTTTATTTGATCAAAAATATACCTTCTAAGACCAGCTCCATATCCCACTGAAAAATATCTTTCTCCCGGATTAGTAAGTAAGAAATTAATTAAATTATTTCTTGTAGCATCTTGAGTAGTATAAGTAGAATTAAATACAGCATTTCCATCAAAAGGAATACTAACTCCTATTGCTATACTAGGTTTAGTATTAATTGGGGGTATTTTTACAGCACCAAAAGCCATTATTTACTCATTAAATTCATTATTTGATCTAAACCTAAATCTCCTTCAGGAAGAGAACCATTAACCGGATCAACTGGTCTTGGGGTAAAACTAGAAACATTTCGAGTAGTTAAAGTTGAATTTCCTGACATTTCAGAAATCATATTTCCAAATATTGATCGTCTTTCTTCTGGGGTTAAAACTTTAGGTTTTTCAATATGAGGTTGTGCATATGTATCTCTTAAAGATTCATTAACTATTGTTTTAGGAGCTCTAACAGCTTCTAAAAGTAAATTTTTCATTTCTTCTTGAAACACTTCTCTAACTGCTTCTTTAATTAGTTGTTTAAATATAGATGTTTTCATATAATTATAAATATTATAAATTTTAATTTGCTATCAAACCTTTATTATCAATTATAAATTTTAATTCTTCTATTAAAATATTAGGATTAGTAGTAAATGATGGAGTTGATTTTAATAAAACCACACCTTGAGAATTTTTAGCTACTGCATATCTTTTAGTAATAGATAAATTAATATTTTCATCTTCAATAATTTCAAATGTAAACCCTTTATAAACCATATCAGAAACATTCTGTTGAGAATCTTTTATTTGTTTTATTTGATTTAATAATTCAGGATCTACTGGTAAAAGTGAATCTTCTATAAGTGAAGAATTTTCAAATTTACATTTTTCAATTAAAATATCAAGTAATTCTAATTTAGATAATATTTCATCTATTGTAGATGTAATATAAGCTAATATTGAATCAAAAGAACCTAATTGTTTTTCTGTTTGTGTTAATAAAGATTTTGCTACTCCTAATCCATCACTAGCAGTAGTTATTACTCCTATAGGGATACCAATACCTGGGGGGATTGCTGTTGGTGCTGGTAATAGTTTAATAGTACTAATAGCTATTTTTAATGTGGGTATTATTGCATCTAATGGAGTTACTACTGAATTAATAGTGTTTATAGTAGTTTTAAGTGAATTTAAAGATTCTACTATTTGATTCCTTATAATAATAGTTTTAGATAAAGTTGCTTCATTAGGACATTTATCTTTTAACTTATTAATTTCAGTTAAAATAGTAGATAAAGCTTTATCCTTTAAAGAAGCTACTTTTTTAATTAATGTTTGTGCTAATGCTGGTAAACCCATTATTTATAATAAATTAAAAATCTAATTGTAGTTTTTGTTTTACAATTGGTAATACTTCTGAAGCGTTAGTAGATTTATTGTAACATTTTGATATAAGATTATATTTAGTATTATTAGTAAAAGCATAACTAGTAATCTCAATAAATCTTTCATTAGGTAATTTTTTTACCCAAAAACTAAAATTTCCAAGATCATAATTTACATTTCCACTACTAGTAGTATTTTGTAAATCATATATATAAAGATTATTTGATTGTATTATTGATAAATTTTTTTCTTTAAAATATTTGAGATCAGCACTTCTATCATAGAAAAATATAGGAATTTTAGAATGAAGAGTATTAAAATAAGGATCAGTATCTATAATAGAACTAAATTTAGGATAATATGTTTTTAACTGAGTTTTCATTTGGTTTACAGTAGAACTAACTATTATAGTAGTCCATCCTGTTCCATTTTTCCATAACTCACAATTTGGTCTAGTATTATATGCTTCTACCATTTCTTTGATTCTTTTTACAAAAATTGTTTTAAAAGTTTCAAAACTTTTATTTATAGAATCTATATCTGGTTGATTTTCTGGTTTTCCATAATTTGGATTTGCAATAAAATTACCTCTTTCATCTCTTTTGAGTATCTTTTTATAAGGATTAGAAGGATTTCTTTCTAGAAGATATTCCTCCTTATCTATCTTTTTTGATGGAACTAATTGATCCGCGTATTTTGGTCTATCAACTTCAGAAAGATAATATACAGACACATATGGAGGAATTAAAATTGTTTTTGTTGGAGAACCATTTTCATCCCTAAATTGAATTTTAAAAGCATCAGGAATTAAATTACTATTGATTGAAAAACTCATAACACCTGATATAAAATTATCAGGAAAACTATAAAAATCATAACTACCAACACAATTTGATGGAGGGGTTACATAATCTTTTGCAAAAGCTGTATTATTAGTATTACAGATAACTGTTTGATCTGTTGGAGTTGGAAGAAAAATTTTAATTTCAACATATTGTTCATCTGTCAATGATTTTACATATTTTGGATCACCTTCTCCATCATCATATTTTGTTTTATCAAATTCTACTGTTCCACCTTTGGGATTTAAAAGATCAATTTTTACTTTTCCTAAAGATATACCATTATTTATATTTGAATAATTTGCTCTAATTCTATTATTAATCATTGCTGATCTTAGTCCAGCTAATGGTTTAGTAAATAATTCTTCTTCAGGAGTATCTTTAACAAATGGATAATTAGTAGCAGGTATATTAGATTCTGATCCTTGTATTTCTATTATAACAGGATTATCTACACTTACATCAGAATCACTGGTTAATAATCCTACAAAAGTATTAACTTGATTTAAAACATCATTAACACTTTTTCTTTGTTCATTAGTAAAATTTTCCCATTGATATTTACCTGTAGGAAATGTAAAAAGTTTTGAATTCCATATAAGTACTGGAGGGTATGGAGGCATATTTTTTTATTTTTTATCTATCAATTATATCAGGGAATCCAATTTGGGGTTTTGATTTAAATAAATCATTTATTTTTTCACCAATAACTAACAAAGCACACCAATGTGATTTAACATCACTTCCTATTAATCCAGGTAATCCACAATTTGTTGGTGTAGCACCTTCTACAACAGGTACTTTTATAGAAGGATTTGTTTTAGATGAAATAAGTCCTGTACCTATACCCCATCCAACATAAACATTTTTTGCGGGAACCCCTATTGCTACTGCATCTTGTATTGTTTTAGTTGTTTTTCCACCATCTGTTGTATAAGGTTCAACAATAAATAATTTATTTTTATCAAAACCTGGAATTTGAGCAATTTTTACAGAAGATTCACAAGATTTACTAAACACTACAACATAAACATTTGGATTATTTTTGATAAAAGTTAAATATTCAATTTCTTGTGTATAACTGTAAGTTCTTATATTAACATTATTATTAATATTTCTAGTAAAAATTTTACTTTGGGTTACTATATCTTTATATCCTTTACCATCTAATCCTCCAACGAATACTACATCATAATTTATAAGTGGGGGTCTTGGATCTTCATCTTCTATAAAAGAATCTCCTCTTCTAATTTGTGATCCTCCTTCAGATATTATTGAATTATAATTAAAATCATCCCATGTTATTCCTTCCGAAGATGTTTGGGTAGAACTAGTTACTTGATTTTTAATTAACTCTTCAGTTTGAGGTGATAAATTTTCTGAATTAGGTGATAAAAATAGAGATGCTCCATTGTCTTTTATATATACATCTTTGGATAATAAATTATTAGTTTGAGAAAGCAATCTACTAATGGTAGCATTTAATTCTGCGGCTGAGGTATTAACTCCTACTTGTGGGGTTGGAGGAAGTATTTCTGCTAGAGCTATTAATGCAGTTGCTACTTTATTTAAAGAAATTAATAAATCTTTTAAAAAATCAACTGTTTTATTGCCTAATAAAACTTGTTGAGAAGCATTTTTATCAGCTAAATATATTTTACCAGATGTTTGTATAATAGCATCTTTAGTATCAATATTTATTGATTCTAATGAATTTAAATTAACAGATTTAGCTGAACTTAATAATATATGATCAGTATTAGAATTAAATGCTAATCTACCAGAATTTAAAATAATTTGTTTTCCTGAGTATGATTTTGGGTCAGTTGGTTTTTGTTGGTAACTCTCATATGAAATAGAAGAAGCATTTAAAGGAATATTTTGAGTACTGGTTATATAAACAGAGGTATCATCATTGTTTATATTTTCAGTTATAGGTATCCAACCTTCGTCTGTTTGTTTACCTTGTCCATTTCTAATTATAATAATAGGATCTCCGTCTTCACCTGTTGTAGACCAATTATTAGTAGTTCCTTTTACTGTACTACCTAAACGAATTGAATTACCCCATCTACCTTCATAGATTATATCTCCTTCAAAAGGTAATAAAGGATGTATATTTGATCTTTCTTTAAAAGTATTTCCTAAAAATATTTCTGTAGAAGTATCTTTTATTCGTCTAACATCACCTGCAGAAGTCGATTCATAATCTCTTTTAGAATTTGGATCTAAAGTATTAGGGTTTTGAGGAAATCCATTATGATGAGGATGATTCCATAATCCAATTATATTAATATAATAGTTTTCTGTATATGAGGTAGCTTTCCCAATATTTGAACTAGGAAGAGATAATAAATAAACTAATTCATTAATTAAAGGATAAATTTTTATATTTGATAGTAATGGAGTAGCTGTAGAAAGATTTTGGTTTGAATTAGATGATTTAGTTATAGAATCAAATTCAATTACTCCTAAAGCATTCCACCCTCCTAATTCTTTAAAACGAGGATGACTTTCATCTAAAACAATACTTTTAACTCTAACAGGAGTTATCAAATCAGATAAACCTGTTACAGATAAAAATTGACCTACTTTAGAATTAGGTTTAAGTACACTCATTATTTTTCCTCAGAATTAGATTTATTTATCTTATCAATTTCTGCTAATAATTGGGCTTTTTCTTCATCAGATATAGAAAAATCACTACCAGTAGTAGTAGATGATTGCATAACTCTTTGTATAATAGTAGCCATTTTAATTAATTGTTCATCATTTTTAACCCCTATTTCAAGATATTCTTTAATAAGAGGAACAATTAATGTGGCGTCTCCTATATCACCAATAAGAGGTTTTAATTCTGCTATTAAAGCAGATATTTGAGCCTCTTTTTTCTTTTGATTATTATATATTTCTTCTAAAATATTGGAAAATGTTTTTTTACCAAATACTTTTATGTCTAAAGAATCCATTTTGTTATAAATATATCAATGATTAAAGTCTATATAACCATTTTCTAAATAAAATATATAATTTTTCTTAAATATTTCATTTAATTTATTTGCAACTCTAGTAATTTTAGGAGTTTTAACATCTATCATTTCCCTAATATAAATGTAAAGAGCTTTTTTATTAAATACATCTAAATATTCTCTTTTTCTAAATAACTCTAATATTGCATCTGCTATTTTAGCATTTTCATCAGAAGGGGTAGTATATCTATCTAACGGAAATAATTCATAAATATTATTAGTACAATAATCTACATATTGATCGATAAATTTAGATAATTTGTCCCCACTATATTTTTGATCTTCTAAAGAATAAGAAAAAGACTCATTAGATTTAACATCTTCGATAGGTGCTTTATCTACTTTCTTTTTATAGTTCTTATCGTTATATACAATAAGCCAATTTTTAACTATTGTACCAAAATAAGAATAAGCCTTAGCACCTTTGGAAGGGTCAAATTTATGAATCTTTTCCTCTACTAATAAAGAAACTATTTCATGTTTTAAATCTTCTAAATTTTCAACCTCTGTATAATAAAACTTAAAGGTATGAATTAAATTCTCCGCTAATTTATAAAAAGCATAATGAATTTGATCTCTAAATAATCTACCTCTTTCCTCTGGATCGATTGAGTTATTATATTGAACTATTGCATCTTCGGTATCTTTGGTAAAATAGTTTTTTTTAGAAGATGATTTTGGAATCACCATATTCTCCATAAAATCATAAAGTCTTTTTTATCTCACTTTGCACTTCCTTTAAATAATTAAAAAACCAACCAATTTCATCATCACCACTAAATGTACCTTTTGTATCTAATTCTTTCATTTTTACTTCGGCAACTTTAATAAGTTTGGTTAAATTGTTATATGATTTTTGATATTTTTCTTGAGAATCTTCATATTTTTCTACTTTTTTTAGAAGATTCAAAGTAGTAAATGCTAAAACTGAGGTTAATAATGATAAAATAATAATAGTAGTTATCATAAACTGTCAATTAAACCTTTTAATGAATTACTTTTTACAGTTTGTAATGCTCTTCCTTGTACTGGAATTTTTTTCTGAGTGGTTGCTACTTCTTTTGCAGATGGTTTTTTACCTTGAAATACTGGGTTCCATTCACGTTCAAACTCAATACGTGCTGCCATTAAATCGGCTTGATGTACAACAAATGGTAAACATGTACGTGGTTTTTGTTCAGGCATATAAGACATCAAGTACTTTTTATTACCTTCATCATATAAACCATCATGTGTCTGAATAGCGATCATTTCATTAAATGTGTATTGAACACCATATGACTGGAGTAGAAATAAACCACGATCAGGTACTGAGGCAAATGGAACCTTATTATTGAACATATAATCTTCACCTAATTTATCTCGACGCCATTGATCAGTCTGGGGGATATATGATTCTTCTGTTTCTGTACCCATTTTACCCAAATCATGATTTAATGCTGAGAATACTAATTCTTCTTTAGTATAAGTGGATATATCTGCCCCCATTTCCTCCCAAATATTATGTAATTTAAGTGCACAATCAACAACACGAAGAACATGTTCTACATACCCCCCGGGGAATGCATTATGATATTCTTTTTTATGTGCTGCTGGCATCAACATAATACGTTCTGAGTATTGAGAATAGAAATCAAGCAATTTGGAACGACGTGGTTCACTAATATATGCTTTAATTGTTTCTTCTAAATCAATCCAATTTTGTTGAATTTGTTCGGCTGTTAAAATCATATTATCGAGTAGTATTAATTTCCTCAGGTGAAAATGGTTGTTGAGCTATAAATGATTTTAGTTGCTCTAGAATATCTCTTGAGTTTTCCACTGTTGAAAGAAAATCCTCTACAGGAGACTGTCGGTTAACCATAAATTGTAACTTGTTCATATTAGATTCCAATGTATCTAATTTATTTAAAAATAATTCTCTGTTTCTCATAATTCGTTTTTTAATATTTATATTACGTTTAATTCGTTCATTTTCTCATTCCCTTATTTCAAAATCCCTGTGGTTCCAATATACTGCATCTTGATAAAAATTCCAAACTAAGTTGAAAGAAATCATATTTATAATAAAAAATGAAACTTAGATTCTCTATATCCGTATTTTTATTAATGTTTTCCATAAGTCTTTTATTAGACTATGATAGAGATAATTCTACTACTGAATCTAAAATAGAACTTTCACAACCTCCAGCTTTAGTTATTACTCCTGATTCTAGTTTTATACTACAACCCATAGTAGATAATTTAGAAATTCCAAAATATGAATTTATAATGGCATTTAAACTTTATTATCAAGATAAAATGGCTAAACCAATTGAATTTAGAAAAGGTGAACCACTAAAAACATACTGTTCAGATTCTACGATAGTAACTTTTTATTTAACTAATCAAGACTCAGTTAAAATAGGAAGTGTAAAACGAATGAGTTGTAAAATATTAGCTATATTTAATTTATCTAAAAGACAAAACTCATTATTAAGAGATTACCCAATGGATAGTATAAAAGTACAAAACTATGTTACTGAAAATACTTATGTCTTACCTATAAAAGATAAGCAATATTTAAATCGTTGGATAAATAAGTATAATAATTGGCGATAGATTAATTTTACTTCGTTTATAATCCGTCTATAATTGTTTATAATCGATTTTTAATGAAATTTCAATGAACGCATCGATATAAATACATGCGATTCTATAAAAATTCTACTACCTGTAATTTAATTCTATTTAGGAAAGCACATTTTTCGTATTCTTCTGATGCTTCATAGTGTTTAATAGTAATTTCTAAACACTTTAGTAAAATATGATCAGCAAATGTATCTAATATTTCCTTATGTAGTGAGTTTTCTATATCAAATTGACTTATATAAGAATAAGCTCTGTTAAATAATATATTTTCTCCTAAATCAAGTATATCATCAACACTCCAATCAGGATTTTGTTTATGGAGAGATAAGGAAAGATTATAATTGTAATTGGTATTATTTAATATTAATTTTTTAAACATTCCTATATTATAATAAGGATGCTGGTCGAAACTCATATAAGTAGAGTCGGCAGAGTCCTCATTAGAGGAAAATAGTTCAAAAATTTGTTCAATATTCATCAACAATAAATATGGGTATCTAGATTTCTCCAAACACCCATAATATAAAAAAACCTATAAATAATAGGTAAAAAAACTATTCTTCTAAATCTGTATCAAATTTCTTTTTGTATTTGTCTTTTTTCTTAACAGGAATCATTTTGGTTTTAAAACGTCCATCATAAAATCCTTGTTCCTTAGCTGATTCTCTTTGCTTTTTTTTAGCAAATTCAAAATTCTTATTCATGGTGATAGATAAAAAAAGGGTTCTTCAACGAGTTAATTTATCCTTTTAGTAAATTTTTATTATTTAATTTTTCTTTAGCTATACTAGCTCCTGTTAGTTTATCTTCTAATTTATCAATGCGCATATCGGTATAGGCGTTAGCCATATCTCTAGCATTTGTAAATGAATTTTCAATTCGTTGATGATAGTCTTTAAAACGATCATTGAAATCATTACTACGCCAATTCAAATCTTCCTGAACACCTCTTATCCCATTTAGGTAACCATCTTGAATATGCTTAATTTGTTTCGATTGTTTGAATACCATCAGAATACTATAAATAACAGCCGCTACAACTACCATAGCAACCATCGTTAATACTCCAAAAGTAAAATACATTGTTTCCATAATTTTATTTTTTTAGTGTTGAAGAATCCTTTTAAATCAAATTAATAAAAAAATGTTTGTATGCCAAATCTAATGTAATTATAAGGTAATTTACATAAGGCTCACTTAAGATAAAATTTAAAACTTTCATATTTATTGAAAACTTATTGTTGAACTAAATCTACACATATGGATAATGATAAAGAAGCTGACAGTTGTACCCTTAGAAGATTACTTTCTCATGCTTGCCATGTTTTTCAACCCTTTTGGGTTCGATATTATTTTCAAAACGATACTGAATATAACAAATTCATACTGGATTACCACAGGTATTTTCTACCTAGTATCGGCCTTATTTTTTGGAGTATATTTTTGGTTGCGTAAACGAAAAATTAACCCAATTCAGAAAACTTAATTTTTAAATTTTTCAGTTTTTTTATTACTAATTCATAATCTTTTACTGAAAAAAATCTACCATTAAATTTAAATAAATATCCTTCATTAAATTCTTGGCTTAGAAAGATTTCATAATAAAATTCATTTTCATCTAAGAACTTACAAATTTTATCTTTATGTTTTCCTTCAATATGGAAACCATAAGTAGGGTATGATCTGATAATTGAATCAAACCAATCAACTAATTTTAGAAATGATTTTTTCATAATTTTATTATAAATATAAAGAAAAAAATAGCCCCAATTAAGGGGCTATTCTTAATATTTAATTAATTTTAAGCATACTGTTCAGCTAGCTTCCACAATTGTTGATTTAATTCAACGTGTAAACCTGATGATAAATTACTCATTACATTTTCTTGAACTCGGTTAAATACATTCCATAATACTGAACCTTCATCTTCAATACGACGAGGAGTTAACAATTCAACAGCGCTAACTTTAGATAATTTTGAAATATCTTTTGCTTTAGTTGCAAAGTTGAATTTTTGTGTTTCGTTAAGCTCTATTTCTTTCATTTGATTAACAGGTAATAAAATTTTACCGAAATCAGTATTAACTTCTTCAAATGCTCTTTCGAAACTGTTTAATTTAAAATCAGCATTACCTCCTTTAATATTGTAACTTTGTTGATCTTGAGCTCTTACTAGTCCATTAGAGCAAACTTGACGAAATAAATAACCTGAATCTAATGCAGAATAGTTTTGAACTGGATTAACACGCATCAATACTTCAGGATACAAATCTTCATTTGCAGAAAGCTGCATATTTTCATTACGAAACTTAATAAAAGCTGGACTATATCCTTGTCTTTTAAATTGTTTACTAGGTTTTTCAACAGCATATACTGGTTTCCAACCTTTTTCACTAGCCATATCAAGTACTTCTGAAAAATCTAACATTTTGTTTTTAGTAATTTCAGAAAAAAATGAAGGAGCTAGCTGACGTAATGAATACGTGTCTAACACTGGGAATTTACCGATAGTTTCATTGTCTAGAAAGTTCGGTTCAACAAGGTTTAGTTTCATAGTTTTTTATGTTTTTAAATGTGTCATAAAGATACGAACAGAATTTCAAAAATCCAAATTTTGATATGACTTTAATATGACGCTTTTTATTTCTCATTATACATATTATAAGTCTTAATTATACTCATGATATCTTTTTTACAAATACTAGCATAACATTGAGCTCGCTCCTCAGCCTCTGCTTCTGCAGGATTATCTTCTCCTGCTTCATAAGTGTTATCACAATGTTCTAAATATATAGGATCTTGAAGATAATGAACATACTCATGAATTATAGTTCTAATAAATTCTATAAGTGATTTGTGATTTTTCTTAAATACAGTAATAATGTTATAATCTTCATCGAATTCACCCATTCGATTAGATTTCTTTTTACTTACCTCGATTTCAGGTGTAGTATTATGAAAGTGAGATACTCCCATATTTTTAATACACCAATTTACTACAATTTTAGCAGAAACTTCGTTGTATGGAGACATATAGTGTGGTTTTTAAAAATTTAGTTCCAAATAAAATCTTCAGAATAACCTTTAACAAATCTGTTTGCAACCCAATAACTAACATTACCACCAGCTATTTTTAAATTTTCAAAAAATATATCAGCTTCAGGCATTTCGTTAATATCAAATTCAAACTGTTGAACTGTTTCTATTCCTAACTCTTTTGCTTGTTGTTGATCTTTAAAAGAGTAACAAATTAAGATTTTAGCATCTGAGGCCATAGGTGTGGGGGTTTTAAATTTGTTATAAATATAATTACAAAAATTCAAAAATCCAAATGACTTTTATATGACTCTTATTTATTGCTATAAATGGTTTTTCTTGAAGGTCTAGGATCTATATTATGTAAATAGATAAAACCTGGAGTATTTTCTTTATAAACTATATTACTTTCAAAATAATAAACGGGCCCTGAGTATTCTTCATAATAGGGTTGATTATTTTCATCGAATTGGAGTATTCTCCTATCACCCTTATAACTTCTAAATTCTCTAGGGGTAACTCGATACCATTGTCCTGTATTATAGTGTTTTATTTCTAAACACCTTTGTGTAGGAAACGGGTATAATAATTTTGCGGGTTTACCTTTTTTTTCTGACATGTTCGTAGATTAGTTCTGTGCCCCTACACATTCTGCATAGGGTTTCAAATTTTCTGATATTGTCAAGAGGTTTAGCTTGATCTATATGAGGGGACCAATCAGGTAATCCCATAACTAGTCCCCTAAAGAAGTGTCCATCCTCATTCATAACGATAAATTCATCCTGAATTATATCGTCAGCCATTAGTTGGGAAACAATTTTAGATTTTCTCATCTAGTTCAGGTAAAAGTCCGTTATTTTCTAAAGCCATCCATAAACGTTCTTTCCAGGTCTCATTTTTTTTTAAGAGCATCTTTTGATTGGTTCCAAAGAGTTGTGATGGGGAAATTTGATTTTTTCATGGTTATGTTTTTTTAAATTTGGTTAAAGATACGAATGAAATTTCGATTTTCAAAATGACTGAATTATGACTTTTTAGCAATCTGATCAATATAAGACTGATTGATATCAAGTTCAGGCTTTAAACAACATACCCGATATACTTCTCCTTGATTTAATCCTACTTTAATTAAAGCTTTGATTTTATCTGATTTCCATTTAAAGAAATCCTCAGTAAATACTACATTGTAAATATACTTGCAATCTTCATCAGAACGCTCAGTAATACCTTTAATTATATCAACTTCATTTTGTTCGTTTTCTTTGAATAAATTACGAACTTTATCTCTAACTTCTTCTAACTGAATTCTTTTTTCTAAAATTACTTTTTCCTTGTTAGGATAATCTTTAGTTGATTGAATCTTACAGATCTCAATAACTAGATTGTTCAATTCTGCTTGGTAGATCATAGGTGCGTTTTTAATTGTGTCATAAAGATACGAAAGGCCTCTTGCGAGGCCTCCGTTTTAATATGACTTTAATATGACCTTTTTTACAACCCCAAGTGGTATTAGTAACAATCCTATATAGAACAGAGCTAAGGTTGGTATCCAAGACACAAAAAATAATAACATATACCAAAAATTCCAAGTTACAAAACTAATTACTGCTGGGAAAAAGAAAGCAACCATTAATATAATAACCCAAACTATATAAAATAACTTTTTCATATTATAACTTTTTAACTAATTTACCATCTATTGTATAATAATAATTTGTTGGTTTGTGTTTAAATGCATTTACATAATTAATATTAGCTAAATTATCTACTATAATCTGAGCCTCAAATATTTTTTCACATATTCCCTCAGTAACAATAACTCTTAAATTATATATACCAGCTTGGGCATAATAATGTACTGGGTTTAAATCATTAGATGTTGTATTGCCATCTCCAAAATCCCATTCAATAGAATCATAAAGCGAATATATATTTAATACAGGAACTATATATGAATCCCCTATATAAATTGTAGTATAAGGTAAATATAAAGAAGCATCAATAACTGTATTATTTATAGAAAAATTAATTTGTTCAGGAATAGAATCATATAAACATAAGGTATAATCTCCACTTGGTAAATCATATATGGTATCTGTATAGGAGGGTAAATATGATACTTCATTATTTTCATTTAATAAAGTATATGGGACACTGGGTTCATCATTATTAATAATTATATATCCTACCTCACAACCATTTTCAACCTCTATTTGAAGTGGACGTTCAAATAATATAGAAAATCTATTTGAAACAGGACCTTGAAATGTATAAGGGAGTGTATGATAACCAGATATATAATTATCTATTAAAACATAGGATAATGTGTCTCCTATAACTTGATCTACACCTATAGTAAATGTACCTGTATCAGGAAAAGCAGAGGTACCTAACTGAATTAATTTATCTTCTGTTAAGTACCCAAACGAATTAATTATATATTCTCCTGTTCCTATGTATGACCAAATTGCTTGTTCTGAACCAGGGAGCCTTAATGCATCGCAACAATTATCGGCTTGGTCTGTAGTTGATTCTGAGAATGTAATAATGGTTTGTTTATAGAATTGATTTGATTTTTCAAAAAATAATCTAACACCACCCTGACTGTAACTTGCTATGCTAGTTAATAGTAGCAGAGCAATAAGAAACTGTTTCATTTATTTAATTGTTTATCAGTAAATACTTTTTTAGTTGTATATAATAATTTAACATTAGAAACCTGTTTAATATCTAAATTATGATATTTTACAAACCATTCCATTTTATATTCATCCCAAGTAAATTTATTCCAATATTTGTGGGTAAGTGTATCCTTAGTTCCATCGGTTTTTTCAATAAGGATATAGTCAGTATACAAAACATTTTTTGTTTTACAGCCAAGAATGGTCAATAAAATCACAAAAAAGAAAATCCGTACCATACTATATATAAATATGGTAAGGATTTAATTCTATTTTATTTTAAAAAGAATATGATCTTTTTCTGAATGGATTGATTCAATGATTATATTTTCTTTTACTCCAAAATAATATTTTAAATTAGTTCCTACTGCTAAATAAGGACCACCTGATGGATCTACCATATCATATTTAGAAAGATCTGAATAAACTAACTTTTCATATTGTTTAAGTGGGTTTACTTTTCCTTCTTTCCATTCATGGATTTTATTTTTAAATAAATTTAAATCCATAGGATTCTCAATATCCTTACAATAAGCAGCATATGCATCATCATACACATTAGGATAACCAAACCTTAAATAAGGTGAATACCCAGTCATTTTGACTGTATTTGCTTCTTTTTCAAAAACAATATTGTCCCCGTAACGATTTTGGTAAGTTGTTTTCATTTGCCTATATAAGTTTTATCTTTATACATTTTGCGAATTGTAATCAAAAGTAATATAATCAATATTACTGAATAGATTGTATCCATAGTTTTTTATTAAAATTAGTGGTCAGGGCAGGACTCGAACCTGCAGATAGGTAACTAGGATTTAAAGTGGACTTTCACCACACTATTAGTATCTCACTATGATACTTGCGTCTCGCCAATTCCGCCACCTAACCATTATAAAAATTAAATAATTCCTAATTGTTTTGCTCTTCCATAACCTACCCAATCACCTGTTTCTTCATTTAAATACTTACGTTTGGTGATAGGTAATTCTTCTTGTTCCTCTTCGAATGTTTTATAACCAGCAGGGTAATCAAACTCAACAGAAATGATTTTTCCATCTCTTTTAGTGAAGTTTGCTGTTACTCCATCATCAAAATTAATTATTTGATTAGTCATATGTTGCGTTTTTAATTTGCCGAAAGATACGAATGGCCTCTTGCGAGACCAAACTTTTATATGACTTTAATATGACGTTTTAAAAAAATTAAATTTTATTTTACATAAATTAATCTTCCTGCTAAATCATAATGTTCCATCCTAACTTCAACTGGATAATACTTAGCCATTATAATTTCACTAAATGTTCTACCTCCATTATAATCATATTCTATTACTCTTAAATAAATCAAGCCTGGGTAATTAGGGTATATAGAGGTTGAGTAGGTAGTAGCGGTAGATCTGTTTCCTGAAGCTTTTACTGAAGTAGCATCTACCCAAGTATTCAAATCATAGCTATATTGAATGATGAAATTATTTGCATTTTTTTCACTATAGGTAGTCCAAGTTAAATATAAAGATTGATTAACTTGTTGGGCTACTAAGGGACCAAACTCTACAGCTAATGGATTTATCTCAATAAAATAAGGGCAAAAATTATCAATATATTGAGTCCTTATATCAAAAGATACATAGTAGATACTATCAGTAAAATTAGCAATACTGTTTCCTACATTAAGCAAAACACAGTTAGTATCATATAATTCAATACTAGTTACAGTAACTGGAAAACCTAAAGGAGAAGAATAACCCCAATAAATTAATCCATTTTTTCCCTCAGGATAAAAATTAAACCAAAGAGTAGTATCAGATATATTTTCTGATAAACAAAATCCATTATTGTAAAGCTGAATAAAATTAGGATTCCCTATAGCAGGGTAGTGTTTTAATACAGGTAATTGTTGACCGCTAAAACATTGGGAGTAAAGATTTGGAGACAACTCTATTGATAGTATTGCTAAAAGCAACACCATTTTGGCTAGAGTTTTCATGGTGGATTTTTGTTATAAATATCAGAAAATTAAGAAACTTGTTCAAAATATTCATCCCATTCTATTAAAGGGATAGTAAATATAACACCTGTTGATACAGATTTAAATACTACCATAGTTTGACCTTCAATATCAAAACTCATAGCCATAGTAACCAAACGAAATAATTCATTAGATTCTTTTAATCTAAAGTTTTGTTTTTTTCTAGGTAATTCCATATTAATCCCACCAATAAAGTAAATATTTATTCATTATTTTATTATAAACATCCCAATCTCTTTTTTCTATAGATCCTGCTTGTTTACTTTTTAAATCATATAATTCCATATCAGGAGAAATTTTCCAATCCTCTCGTATTCTATAAGATTCCGAGTTTTCTACTTTTTCCCACATACTATCCCAATCTCCTGTTGAAATTAAATCTGAATAGGTATCAAAATACCAATCGTTGATTTTTCTTTCTAGGATATTGATTGCTATTTTTAGGGCTTGTAGGGATTTTTTCCTTTCAAAATTTTCAGGGCAATCATAGAAATTTTCAGAGATATTTTTATGAAGTTTTTCTAGTTTATGTTTTTGGATAATCAAAAGATAATGGTAATCCCAATCTCTATCTTTCCATATAACAGGAAACCAGTTATATAAATTTCTAATACCCGATTTAAGATCTCTAAACCAATATTTAAGCTTCTTCATTTTCTAATTGTTTATGTAGTTCTTTTCCTTTTTCAGTAGGGAAGTAAATCATTTCCCCATTTTCATCTTCAACACCATCAACTAAACCTTGTCTCATTAGTGAGTTTATATGAGTTTGAGTTGTAATAGTTAAAACTATTTCTGTAAGTTTTTCAGGAGTTAGTCTAAAATCCTCAGGATCTTCAATCCAAAGTTGTAAACATTCATCCTCAATTTTTTGCTCCAAAAGACGCATAAATTCTTTAGGCTCACGAAACTCTACAAGAGAATACTCTTCAAACTCAGAAGATATTTCTTTCGAATACTTGGTAACTTCTGCTGGATAGCTCATAGATTAAATAAATTTAGAGATTAGAGTGAAAATTGAAATTATTGCTAAAATACCAACACTACCTAAAATAAATAGTGAAAGAGCAATTTTTGTGTAAGAGGGTTCATGTCTCATATGTATATATTTTTTTATTTGTCGTAAATATACGAACGGATTTTTATAAAACCACGGGATACTATGATTTTTGTAAAATTCTTTTTTATAGACATTATAAAACGCCAATAAAAAAGGGCATCACGAGGATGCCCATAATCTAATAGGATAGCGAGTACTATAAGATTTGTAACTGTAGCGGTCCTAAGCTACATATTTTTAATCTGTTTGATCTTTTTCAAAAAAGGAACCAATATGAGCTATTCCAAAATATAAAGCCATTACAGCAGAAGCGGTAGAAAGTCCTTTAAAATTATGGATACCGTATAGTCCTAAAATAATAAGTATAATACTAACACTTATAGTAACTGCGGGTTTTAACATGAAATTTTTCATAATGTAGATTTTTTATAATCTAAAAATACAAAAAAATCCTCAAAAACCCGAAAATTTAATATGACGTTTTTATGAAGGGGTTTTTATCTTCCACTACCTCCACCTGAGGCTAGATCATTTAAGAAATCTAAAATTTCCTGTGCTTTTTTAGGACTAATAAGACCACTTAATGGTCCTGTACCTTGTACAGCTTGTTCAAGTGCAGATTTAGCAGCAGCTCTACCTCCTAATAATGCAGCTATTGACCCAATAATTCCAAGTATAATTTTAGGATCTAGCTCTACAGCTTGTTGTATCATTAAAGGATCTATTTCTGATAGATTTTCTTTTTCATTCATTACTTTAGAGATTTCTTCTCTAATTAATTGACGTAATTGTGATTCTTTCATTTTATTAGATTTTGTTTATAAATATATAAAAATTTTAAAAAAATTAGTTTACAAAGGTATATCCTATTGTTCCTGGTCTTGATCCGGTAGTCCAGTTAACTGTATTTGTTAACGCTGCTCCAAAACTCCATATTGTTTGACCTTGAGATGAATCTATACGAGTACCATTAACGTATATAAGCTGTTGTTGTGCACCATAGTCTAATGTCCATAGTGATCTTGTGGTTGCATTATCTGAGGTCATTGTGATTCTTGATGCGGAGGTTGCAGTTAAGCTTGCACTAGTTGTAGTTCTATAACTAGCTCCAGTACTACTGTTTCCTAATGTTATTGTTCTACCAATTGTTGAGCATATTAAGTTTGCACAAGTCCAACCGACTGAGCCAGTAAATAGGATATTTCCATTACTTCCTAAAGTTAAGTTATTGCTTATATTATTTAATACATTTTGAGTTACAATAGAACTATTACCCCCAGGAACTGTTAAATTATAAAAACTCATTCCATTTATTGTAACGGGAATATTATTTGGAATAGCGAATGTTGATGTACTGGGATTAATAGTTCCTGCAGTGTATGTTAAAGTTCTTCCAGTCTCACCCCATGTTATTGTACCACCCGCAGGAAAAGTTACTGTTGCTCCTCCGCTTTTATTTATAGTTAAGTTATTTTGAATAGAGCCTGCTGAAATTGATGCATTACCTGATCCACTCATTTCTATAGTTGCAGTTCCTCTTATTCCTACTGATGGTGTTATATTACCACCTACATAAGCAGTAAAAGCCCCATTTATATTCCCAATCACTGCTCCTACTGAGAGACTTCTTGATATATATATGTTTGAATTAAGAGTTATAGCTTGTCCACCAGCTGCTAAAAAAGCTACACTATCAAATACTATTCCTGATATATTATTAAATGTAACTCCTAAACCTCCTACACTTAGTGTACCGGTTGAATTATAACCACCAGTAACATAGGTAAATGTACATGTAGACAGAGATAATCCAGCTTGGGTTATAGTTCCTGCTGAACTGCTTATTAAGATTGTTGAACCCGTAATTGTATTTCCGACATAACTGGTTGCGGATAGTGTTCCTGTTCCTCTAAGTAAAAAAGTAACATTGTTGGCAGATAGTATACCCACTGTTAAACCTGCACCAAGACTTGCAGTAAATCCACCCCCTGTAATAGTTTGTGAACTGAGATTTTGACTAATAGTACCATTAATTGTCCAATTACTACCCAAAGTATGTGCTGTACCACCGCCTCCATTTAATGTTAGTGGTGCATCCAGTGTAACTCCATTTGATATGAGAGTTCCGTTTCCTGTTTTTGATATACCACCACTTCCAGTAATAGCCATTCCTGAATTTAGTGTAAGATTACCTACAACAGTTAGAGTGTTGGCTAAACTCATTGTACCTAAGTAGGCTGAACAACTAAGTAGTGAGCAGGCAGCACCTGCTGTAATAGTGCAGTTTTTACTACCACTTACTCCAGCACCAGTAAATAATGCAGTTGTTGCAGCGGTTGGAACTGCAGTATCCCAATTACCTACAGTATTCCAGTTATTATTAGCTCCTAATCCAGTCCAAGTAGGCATATCTTTAAATATCTTTTTTAATTAACACACAAATGTATTTGCTACTGTCAAAGGTTGACTTCCAGTACCCCAGTTAACAGTATCCGTTAAAAATCCTCCAAAACTCCATATTGTTTGACCTTGAGATGAATCAATTCTCGTTCCGTTTACATATGCTAGTGATTGAACAGATCCATTGTCTAATGTCCACAGAGATCTTGTGGTAGCGTTATTTGAGGTCATTAATATTGGGTTACCATTAACTCCACTCAATTGAGCATTAGTTGTGGTTCTATAAGAAGCACCAGATGAAATATTTGCTAGTGTTATGGATCTACCTGAATTTGAGCATATTAAATTTGCACAAGTCCATCCTGCAGAACCAGTAAAGGTGGGATTACCAGTAGCACCTACTGTCAAGTTATTTGACATGCTAGCGAGTGAATTAATAGTTATAGTAGAATCTCCTGCTGATGAATTTACTGTAATATTATAATATATTATTCCGGGTGTATTTAATGTAGTACCAAATAAATTAACAGTTCCAACTCCTGTATTTATAACACCACTTGTTCTTGTAAGTGTAGTAGCGCCAATATTGCAAGTAGCAGCAAAAGTAATTGTATTTACTCCTGAATTAAAAGTTAATGGTAAACCTAAAGTATTGGTTGCAGTAAATGTTCCTGTACCTGTCATTTCTAATGATAAAGTACCATTTGTTGAGCCTACAGTTCCTGTGGTTAGATTAGCAGATGCATATATTTTTGCAGTTGAAGGGGCAGTTGGTCCATTATATGTATTTGTACCATTACTCATCACAAAAGATGTACAATATAAATCTGATAAAAATTGGTATGTTGGAGCTGCTGCTGTAGTTAATGTTAAATTACCTATAGTTCTTCCTCCTAAATTAATAGTATTTGTTCCTGCTACTCCTTCAAATATAATATTCGAAGTTGATAATCCAGTTAAAGTACCAACAGCCGTAATTACAAATCTTCTAAGTATATAAAGATTTCCTGAAACTGTAATAGTTCCTGCTGTATTAAATTCAATATTTGTATTACAGGTAGTTATTGTTCCTGTACCATTCATTATAAAGTTAGTTGTACCTACAAAAGTAGTACTTCCTGTGAAATTTCCACCTATAGAAAGAGTATTACCATTTACTGTTACTGTACCACCAGCACCAGTTGAAAAATTTCCACTAACAACCATATTATCTGCAAGAGTGACTGTACCAACAAAATTATTTATTCTATAATTTAAAGGCCATGTTCCTCCATTAGATGTTATAGTTCCTGTTGCCCCACTTATTAGTATACCTGTTGTACCAATTATTCTGCTTGATTGATCTGCTTGAAATGTGATATTATTATTAGCAGTTAATGTAAATGTTGCAAAATCAACAGTAGATGTATATCCTGTAAAAGTTAAAGCTCTACAAGTTCTATTTGCACCTAACACACATGGTCTTGTAGGTGTGCCACTAAAAATAGCATCAACTGTTGCACTAGGAACACCAGTTCCTGTACCTCCTGTTGTCCAATTAGCAGCATTATTCCAATCTGTACTAACTGCTCCTGTCCAAGTACTCATTACTCAATAGGCTTTTCTTCGTTAATAGGTAATGTTGGAATTAAATTAGCAATTGTGTTAGCAGCATTAATCCTTGCTATTTCAGAGGAAGCTCTATTAATAATATTTTGTTCTATTTCTTCTGTTGATTGAGGCATAAAATGAGGTACCTCTGTTGTAACAATAGTAGTATCGAAATTATATTCAACTACTGTAATTAATGTTTCTCCTGCTTGTCTTGTTGAAATGATTTTGTACGTCATAACTTTATGATCTTAATGTTGTTAATGAAAGATACAACCTTGTTATTGAAGTGGCACTGACTACTGTAAATCCAAATATATCTCCTTGATTGAAGGATGTAGTCCAACCAGTTAATGTTGAAGATGTTGCTTTTTGAGCTGCAGACATTGTAATTGGTGCAGAACCAGTAATTGAGGTTTGAGTTGGAAATCCTGCAAATGTGGATTTTCTAACATCAATATTACAAGTACCGGTTGTATCTGCTAAAAGTTCCCAATCTAATATAGTACCGTCATAAGGCATAGTTACATATCCTCTTTGACCAACCGCTATTACACCACCATTTCCATCTATTGTAACACCAAAGCTACCACTTTTTAAATTTGGTTTTACTGTTGCTATTACTGATTGGGCTGGTGATGAAGCAGGGCCTGCTGTAACATCTCCTGTTAATTGACCAATTGAATTTCCTCCTCCACCTCCACCAATAGCAGATGATGCAGTATAGAATAATTCACCTGATGCTGTATTGTATGTTAAAATATGACCTGATCCACCACCTTCAGTTGAACCTGATATTGATACTGAACCACTAAATACTGCAGGACCTATATTAACTAATGTTCCTGATCCTGATACTATTAGGGATCCGGTTATCTCTACTTGATTTCCCGCGGCGTGTATAAGATTACTTCTATTATTATCGTCAGTACCATTACCTACAATAAAAGCTGCAGGTACTGATGATGTAGCATTCCATTGGCCCTGTACGTGTTGCCAGCTAGCTGATGTTATTGTATTATTCCCTTCTGCGTGAGAATACTGTCCTAACGCTATTGTATTTTGACCTTCTGCATGAGAATAATTTCCTATTGCTTGGGTAAAATCTCCTTCAGCATGAGAGTAATCTCCTATTGCTTGAGTAATACTTCCTTCAGCATGTGAGTATTCTCCTGTTGCTATATTCCCCTCTAATCCTTGAATAAGAGAGCCCGTTATTGTTTGATTACCATTAAATTGATTTGAACCAGTTGTTGCAAGTGAAGCTGATTTTGCTACAAAGACAGGATCTGTTTCTTGGTAATATGAAGCTGTAGCCGCTGTTCCGAGTAGTGATCCTGTAAATACACCTGTAAATGAACCAGTAAATGAACCTGTATTACTTAGAAATTGATCTACTCTAGCTACAGTTGCTATGATTGACGGTACTGCTGGTCCGGTTATAGGTGTTGGGTCATAATATATTTCAGCATTTGTATCATCAGTAGCCCACATTATTCTATATTCGTCTCCTGCTGCTGCATTCAAAAACCAATTCCATGCTGCTACTGTTTTACTATTAGTACCA